GGAGAAGACAGAGTCAAATATGAGGTCAAGCAGTTCGAGCAGTTGTTGGAGCAGTTTGAAAAATGATAAAAAAGACCAAGCTTGTACATGATGTATATGTAGGTCATAATGGTGTAGTTTTCGACAAGAATAGAGAGGTTATCTTTTGTGACCCTCGATTAAAAGATATAAATGCTGAAAGTTATTTTGAGAATAATGCTGGAATAATACCGGTGGGCGGTGAGTGGCTGTATATGTTATCCATATGGAATTTACACGTGTGGGGTCATTTGAAAGAAGACTTGGTTAGATTGAAACCATTTCAAGATAATCACAATGTCAAAATTTTGAGAAACAGATCTCATTTCACAAGCTGGAAACATTTAGGCAAAGAAGGTTCTTTGTTGCATCACTTATCGTGCTTTGGTTATGGGCATGCCCGACAAATGCTATTAAATCTGACCACGCCTGGTGCTAGTCCGTTATATAGAGTCGAGCAACTACATTTACCGGATGTAAACACACCATCTACGCATCTGACTGCAGAAGAATTAACGTGGTTGAGAGACAACTGGATTGATGGTATTCGACCATCTAATGAACCAACCGGGCATGATCGTGTATATATACCCAGGCCACTTGAACGTAGAGGTGTTCTCAATGATGATCAAGTGAGAGAATATCTAACAAAACATGGCTTTTACATACTCGAGGGTAATATTAACTTTGAACAACAAATACGGATATTCAGAGATGCTACCACAATTATTGGTCCACATGGTGCGGCGTTTCATAATGTTCTTTTTTGTGAAAATTATCCAACAATTGTTGAGTTCATGCCACACAATCGATCAGTAGATCTGTTTTCGCGAACTTCCAAAACCCTCCGGTCCGCGAATCATATCATCAAGAAAACCCCAGGTGATTCTAAGCATCGGATCACTATTGATATCAATGAACTAAGCGCTTTTGTGTGATGAAAATAGCTATTGTTTATCATGGTGTGTTGAGATGGCCCGGAGGGATTGACACACAATTAGATCAACTGACAGAGCATGATGTGGATGTGTTTTTTTGCTTGCAACAAGACGACGATACATTTGATGTTTTAAAAACAATAGATCATCAGCATGCAATTGTATACAAAAGACCCACGATTGATTGGTTTCACAACAATTTCAACATCGAGAAGTTGAACAACGATCTCAATAAAAATTGGATTAGTTATGCTCCGCACCTAGGTAGATCTTTCTCGTTGTTGAACTACCATAATCTTTTCATGATCTCACAGAGTTTGCGACATGTGTTAAACGCATATGATATAGTAATATTGTCACGATCAGATCTCCGCGCCATGTTTCCTCTCGATTTTAACAATTTTGATAGTGATGCGTTACATATTGGCGATGGCTGGAATCAAGGTGGTTATCAAATAATCGGACAATGGTGTTACGGTGCCCCGGATATCATGGCTCGGGTAATGAATGTACACTACACAAATCTATATGACCATGACACATTAAGTGAAAAATGGGCTCATAAACAAAATGTTGAAGCCTATTCCAAGTTTGTTGTAGACAGGGAAAAAATACCGGTGCGGATGTATCCGCTGAATTGTTTCATAAGCGCGGATCGATTGGATGAAGAAAGCTCTGGATACGGATCACTATATAAACCACCAGGAGTGATGTACATTATGAAATGGTGGGATCAGTTCAAACAATGTAGAGATAATTTAAATAATAAAAAATAATGTTGCATGATATCTTGTATTATCGTACAATAATATCATGAGCACAGCAACACTTATCGATGACATATTAGGTAAACTACCACCACCAGTGAAACAAGATGTTCAACCCTATCGTGGTGTGATGATTTACGGGCATAAAACAGCAGGTACTATACAAGTTATGAATGCAGAATCATACAGTAACTGGAAAGGTTATCAACCAGGTCGTTACGGTCGGAGCGCCACCAAAAAAGCTGGAGGAAAAAACACATGCCACATATAGATATAAACGACATAGGGTTCTGGTGTGCGGTGTTCATAACCGTTGCATTTACAATCAACATCATATACAATATGTGGAACAGAAAATAAACATGAGTATAAAATTTAGTATTGATTATAGAGACATTCACGTGGTGGATACATTTGAAGAAGCGGAACAATTCCGGTACGAGCATAATGATGAAACAGTTGAGGTTGGTACAGCTGTGGGCCGTGACATTGAGAAGAGATGCATGTCTACAGGCAAGCTACTCAGTGTTGACCTACATTGTTTTGATGGTATATATTATCAGCCATGACATATGTTCATGAATCGGCCAATCTATACGGTACAGCATGTATAGGTAATGATTGCTCTATCGGAGCCTTTGTAGAAATAGGTAACAACGTCAATATAGGTAACAACGTTAAAATAGGTTGTGGGGTGTTTATACCAGAGAATGTCATTGTGGAAGATGATGTGTTTATTGGACCTCATGTTGTGTTTACAAATGATAAACATGCTCCTTCTAAAGGTGCTTGGAAATCAGCACCTCCAACTGTTGTCAAAACAAACGCATCCATTGGAGCCAATAGCACAATACTACCCAACTTGGTCATTGGTATAGGTGCACGTGTAGGAGCTGGTAGTGTGGTCACGCGTGATGTACCGGATGGTATGACTGTTGTCGGTAATCCAGCGAAGAAATTATGATACATATTGAAGATGTTAATGAAGAGAAATATCACATAAATCCAAAGCTTGTGATATATGTAAAAGAACGCTTGCATAACGGGCGTAAAATGTATAAAATAATGCTAGTGAACGGTGAAGTGATCATGACCACGAATGAGATGGGTGCCATGAGCATAATTGCTGCAATCAAGCACAATTAGTCCCAATGAGGGTGTTTTTCATTCCACCAATTCTCCAACGGTGGAGATGCCACATGTCTGTTGTTGTATGATTCGATAAAAACATCTCTACGATCCGGGCCTTCCGCTATGTCGCTTCCTAGATCTGGGTTTTGTACAAACGCACAGGGGTTAACAGAATAGCATTTGAAGTTTTGAACAGGGCTTGAATAAAACCAGTCGATTGTTTGTTGTTGATTTATCACGTCCAAACACTTTTCGTATATAGTGTTGTTTATGCATAACGAACCTGTTGACCATAGGGATGATTTGAACAGGTAATTGTTTATATCAACAGCAGGCCGTACAACACGGCCACCGAGATACAAAATGTCCCAGTCCTGCTTGGTTAGTGTTTCAATGCTTTTTCGTATGTTATTTTCATTATAGAATGCAGTTGGTATTATATCATCCTCTAATATCAAGACATTGTCAAGTTGCTCGCTCATGGCTAGTTTTATGATGTTATAATGAGACAACACACACCCTTGATGGCCCACACCAGGAGTGTGTATCGCGTCAAACCAATTGACACGAGTGTGTATGTTCAGTGTCTCGAACACAGATTGCATATGATCACGGCGATCAACACGATGTGATAAATTTATACAATAAATTTTTGAGAAAAAATCAAAAGCGCTATTCATTAGATATTTCTTTCATTAATTGAACCCGGGTTTTGATTCTGTCTTCTATACTCATTTCAGGTATTTTGTGGTGCTGCATGTATGTTTTTGTAAAAAAATGAGACACGTGTATCAGTGGTTGTTTTCGCCAGTCTTCATGATACCAAGAGTCTATTGTATCTGAAAATTGTATAAAATCTTCAGAAAAATCATGTATGTTATCCCTCACGGCCATCTGATCATGCCACACATGTCTAGGCCCTGACTTTATGTATGTGTTGTTGTGTATGTTTTTTTCTGTTAACTCCACGAGCAATCTAGCTAGTAGCTCAAATTGCGATGAACTACCACTAGCGAAACATGTTGTGACTCGTGTACCGAATATATGTATTTTGTCTATTATTGTGTGCTGATGAAAATCATTATTGATAACATCATAATCAGACACGAACATTTTATCATCACTTGTTGTGGCATACGCTAACCATTTGAGAAATTGACTCCTGGATATTGGTGAGATAGTTTGACTGGTCAGCTCTCTATGTAATGACTCGCATTTTGTAATGTATTCGTCATAATAATTATGCGCTTTCACATGATCTATACCCAACACGATTGGGTTATACCCTTTGCTCTTCCAATTATCAGTCCATATTTTTAACATTGCTTCCTGATGAGGGTGGCCAGTTTCTTCATAATATGAGTAAATGTTCACAATAGATATTTATGCTATAGGTAAGACGATACTACCAGTCATATAATAATCATTCATGGCTCTATTTCTCTCTATCGTGTCAGGCATGATTATCTTTTTGTCCGGATTTGTGTTTAGCCAACCAGCCCACCAACTATACGAACTATTTGCTAGTATGTTATGTTCGCACGATCTCATGGCGAATAATTGATCAACGTCTGTTCCATGTTCAACATACACGCATTGATCGTGTTTGATATTATCAACACACCACTGTATATCATCCGAAAAGACATAGATGTGACCATCTGGATTGACAATCTCAATGGCTTGTTGATAGTATGTTGGTGACATTGTTGGATATTTGCCAGAATATTTGTCTACATAGTCTGTTCTCCTGACATGTAACGAGCAAGATTGGTCAAAATCATACAGCTTCAAATGTTCTTCGTTGCATGTTATCTGCTCGTGTATTGTTGATTTGATTGACTGAAAATATTTTTCTGATTGCCACCAACCGATCAATCTATATCGTTTATCGTGATCAAATTCATGGCATATATATTGGCTTGTGTCATGTATGATGCACCGGTCATGTGTGTCTGTCGTTAGCACCGGAGGTATTGACACAACAGATGGTAACAGGTACTCTCGACGTGTGTTATGCACACTTGAAAAATCCATATCATAAAATGATGCATCGTACGACACATCATGACCCTGTTGTTGCAGACACAATCCATATGCCCATTGGAATAATTGATTACCTAGACCACCTGACAACCTCACTTGAATATCACTCATTCTGATATTAATTAGTAGTATTAGTTATGCTCTCAAACAATCTATATCCACATATTAGATCTGATACATTTTATGTGTTTCAACCAGGCAAGATAATATATTGTCCTATTCCAAAAAATGCGCACTCGGCAATAAAACATTGGCTGTATAGTATGGATATACATCCGAAGAGACCGGAAGCAATTGATATACACAAGAGCATATTGAACAGCAATGCATGTAGTCAAATTAGATCAACACCGGAGAAATATAGCGAAGCGGAGTATGCGAGCATGTGGACCAGTGAAGAATGGAAGAGTGTAGCAATTGTTAGATCCCCTTATGATCGTGTGGTTAGTTGTTATTGGAATAAATTTGTACAATGGAGTGATAGTAGAACTGTTGACATGCACGCACTACCAGTGTACCAATATTTTTATGGTCATAGAGTACATCCGGTAGATTTTAAAAAGGGTGTTACATTCTGTCAATTTATACAGTATATAAACACAGGTGGCAACAAACAATTGTGCGCATCACTTATAGAATCGACCGGTGTAGTTGGTGATACATATAAAACCATGTGTAGCAACATACTGACCAATCTAATGTCAGATTCTCACTGGTGTCCGCAAAGTGAGTATTTGAAAGGGTTTCATTGGGATCACATCATACCGTATGATAATATCGATTTGTTTAAAAATATAGTACATTCAAGAATACCAAGACGTTTGAGACGACCGATCCAGATGGTGAACAAACATGTACCTAACCCTGAGTTAGAAGATTTACCAGAGGGTGTAGATGCATCTCATATGACTCCGGTGGAGCTCAAACAATACAAAAAACCACCGAACTCAGCATTTCTATCTGACGATGTGAAAAAAATTATCAACAATCTATACAGTTTGGATTTTATTTTGCTAGAGCATGCGAATAGGACCAACGGTAACGGTGCAGCAAAAAAATAGTGTTGCATGTGTTCGCGTTGTAGTATATAATCATGTTAAATTAACCTTCAACCAATCAATATGATAAGTTTAGATCAAATACAACACGTCAATAGACTGAAATCAAAAAAGAAAAAAATTCAACACACAACAAAAAAACAGCGTGAGTTGATCAGAAGATCGGACAAAGCTAGCAGTCCTGGTGTGCCACCTAACACATGTCCATACATTGACATGACCATCACGATGGTAGGGGATTTACTTGATTCGTACGATCGTTTACATGAAAAAGGTGATCACAATCCTGTGGTAGATGATATACACAAACGTGCAGTTGACATGTTGGAGTACATCAGAAAAAATAATGAGACTCTGAGAGACAACAGTCTGTACTGGTACAACAAATATAAGAAATTCATCAAATGAACACATCACTGATAAACAAAACACGTGTGAAAAAAAGATGTCTACAAATAGCTAATGATGTGTATGATAATTTTGATGATTTACCAGACACACGTGTAGATGCTTCTGGTCGTGAGTGGAAATGGAGCGGTGTTCGCGCTGCACGGAAGCGTGGTAAATTCACTCAAGTTAGTCAAGCTCTCTTGGATGAACTCGACATGGAAGTCCGCAAGCTGATATACGAGCGCGTGACCAAACACAAACAAACCGGGAAAACAGTCAAGTGAGTGGTTGCAATCATGCATACAAGCTCATATCATATAAATAACAAGCAGTTTATAAACCATGCAAGCAGAAGATATAGAGAGAATTAGAGAGAGTTGCGATACTCAAAATATTATATTTCATGAGAGAAAACAGCAGTCGTTGATCACCAGCATCAACTCGTTGCTCAGACGTGTAACGTGTTGTACCACATCACGAGGCACACGTCTGCTTGAGAAAATAGAATTTGAATTGAAACAGCATTTAAGCAAATGAAAATATCAATAACACTACATGATAAAACATACAGCGTTGAGTCTGAACCATTAACTGCAGAACACGCTGATATTGATCAGATGGCTGAACTGTTCAAAGGACTGCTCGTTTCCGCTGGTTTTCACCCACAATGCGTTGATGGTATATTCAACACAAATGACTGTTGGTTTCCTGTGACTGATGATGATCCAGAAGGTAGTACCCGGTCTGTCATGAGTTTTCCTAGCGATTTTAATAACAAACACGACAATGAAAAATGTGAACCAATTACAGGTCAAAGAGACTGCTGAAGGTGAGCTTTTCTTCACACTACCAGACGATCTGTTAGATCGACTAGGTTGGCGTGAAGGAGATGAACTAAAATTTATCGAGCACGATGATGGTTTCGTGATCAAAAAAACTAGATATGAAACGGTGGAATTAGAATTTGAAGAAGACGAGCTGTTCAAGTTCATGAGAGCTGCTCATGAGCATCATATGAGTTTCAATGAATTCTGCGAAACAGCTGTGCAAGAAGCAATCAACCAAGACAAGCAAAACTGATGATGGATCTAATACAAGTGATGGCTGATCAAGTCATCGTGTGGTCGATGGTAGTTGTGATGTTGAGTGTTACTGTTTTTGTGGCGAGTACATTCAAGTGAACTGATATTATTTGCGGTTGAATATTATTTGAAATCGATCAGCTACAACACGCCATGAACAGATATTTAAAATACAACATCAGATGGCAAAGCGGTTTTGTTATATGTTATCCATGCATGTGGTATTTTCAAGACTATCTGGGTTGGAGCACATTGTGGAGTGTGATAGCGTTTCAATTTGTTGGAGCCAATATATTCTATCATGTGGATCGTTGGATATTTAACAAGTGAGCAAATACAAATACAGTATATCATACATGGATCATAACAAAACAGAGCATATAAATTTCCGTTCCAAAAACTACATGATATCATATTTAAACAAGAATAGATCCAAGCTGAACAAACTCACCAGAGTGGTGTTAAATTTCGGAGCGATAGCTTTACCCATCAAATCATCTGTGTGGGGATAGACAAACCAGATGATGTAGCTGATAATCCACACTCGCTACCATACGCTAGTGATCGAGCTGCTCCGGTGATCCGACCAGACAATGTGGGTGGATGGAAACTTGCAGCAATTGGCACAGCCAACAAACATTTTGAAGACCGGTTCGAAGACCTGAAACAAAAATACCAACAATTAGTACACGAGTTTCGATGGAATGACGTATTGTTTAATGCTGAGATGAGATTCAAGCCTGTCATAGGAAAGCCCTATTATCTATACAAGCGTGATAATATGCAACACCGACTGAGCTTGTTCGCACCTCATGAGACAATGTCAGGTGCGGAAGGTTACATCGGTTCATTCAGACTCAATTACGACAATCGCTGGGAGGTTGTGGAGTTGAAAACCCAAGATCAATGAGTTAGAGAAAAACCAAACTGTTTGGTATTTGTGTATGTTATTGAGCGTGAAAGAGTTACGAGAAACAAAAGCATAAAACTTTGTAACCTGTTATAAATAAACTAGTTACGAGAAAGTCATGCATGACTTTTCTGTAAGTTGTTGTACGTGAGATAGATACAAAATTTAAGGCCCAAAAAAATTTCAGAGTTGCAGTTTTCGTCAAATCATGTTATCATTATCGTATAACAATCAAAAAAAGGACACATATGGCATACAAAAATTTACACGATATCAAAGCACGAGTAACCGCTCGCTGGTCACACCCTAAATGCAAATTCAAGCGGAACGATTATGCTCAAGTTAACACGGACGTTCTCGCTGGTGAGTTTGTAGCAGTCAATGGTGATATCAAATCACACAGCAGTTATGTGAGCAAAGTTAAACAAGCACGAGCCAAGCAAGTTGGCAAAGTGATCGCGGTCACATGCTTACCAAGCGGACGTATCAGAAGCAACTGGCATAGAGGAAATGAACCAACCAGAATGTTCACCAGATATTATGTTCAATTCAAAGACGGTAACATTCTAGGATACGAATCACATCACCTGGATCCTGCAGTCAATCATAGCAAATGACATGACTAATTTAGAACAAGCAATGGACCGCATGCGGCAGGTTCAATCTGATATTGATGTTGTGATTCATGCGATTGGAGACGCCCCTAAAAAATATTCAGAGGATGAATTGCTTAACATGCTGATTGGAATGTCGCAAATGCACCAGGTCCGGTGCGATCAGATGCAGACGGAGTATGATAAGTTCATCCGTGATCATGTTGCAGATGAAGATGATATATTCAAATAGATTGTTGCAATTTTCAACTGATCATGTTACAATCGTAGTATAATCAATTAACAGAAAGGTAATTTTATGAACAGATGCAGCAAGACTGGATTAACTGACAAAGATTTCAAAACCATTTTGGATGTGCTCAACGTGTACGATCCAAACGACATTATTGATCACGTTCCAGCAATGGGTACACCAGAATTCATGCAAGATGTTCAATCAGCATTCAAAGCGGTTCTGGCGCATGTGAACAGATCCAAATATGGTTCAGACTTGGGAGCATATCGCGAGAGTTCCAATCCTAAAAGGCATGCTGATAAACAACATGCCGCTGAATGCACACGACTCGACAAGCAAGATGTTAATTATTTACAAGCCCTCGCACACGATCAATACATACACGGATTGTCATGAACATCACGAGTGATGATTTCGCGGTAGCTTATGCTGGTACCGAAGCCGAGATGTACAACGCCAAGTATGTGTTGAACGAGTATACTATAAGCTTGAGCTACGGAGGCAACTGTTATGGTAGTGGTTTTTGGAACAAGAGTGATGGACAATCCGGCGGAAGCTTCGAAGTGTGTGTGTGGAACACTCGCACCGGGGACACCATGTTGGCTGAAGACGGTAATGAAGTTCGAGGCTGGATGAGCTTGGATGCCGTGCATCAATTAGCACAGCAGATACTGGATGGTGATGCTTGATATATTCTCTATCATGTTGTGTATAATGTTGTTAGGGTTGGTCGTGCACGACATGATCAATGGTGATTGACATGTATTATAAGCACCTGAGTAACGGATTGATGTACGATCCGCAACGTGGATTGATCATCCGTTTGAATCATGATCTGCCGCATCCGCAAAACCGAGAGCAAATCGAATTGACACGATTGAGGATACAGAAGTTAGTAGATTTACAGGAGCATGAGATCGATTACCTGATGCGCGAGAGTCGTAGACTCATCCGATTACCGGTGAAGAGTCTAGAACAAGAGCGATGGTATCGTAAACAGATGTCAGACCGTACGCGAGACTATCGATTACATCAGTTGCGTCATGATTATTACTGGAGCAAATACAACGCTAAATTTTTCGAAACCGGTCGATTAGATTTCTGGAGCTGGGTGAAACAACACCGCCCTCGAGCGTATCATAGCATGAACGGGCTGCAATATGAACCGAAAGACAGACGCGACAGATGGATGGCTGTGAGAACACAAGCGAGTGATCGTACATTTCAATGGTTCAAAAATTGAAACAAAAGTTGCAGTTTTCAGCTGCTCATGTTACAATTGTAGTATAATCAATTAACAGAAAGGAACCAATCATGCCGGATTACATCACATACGGAGACAAAAAATTAGCAGAGTACATCAAGGAACATGAAACACAAGACGCCGATGAAGCGTATGCTGCGGAACGTGACAGTCAAATACGCGAGATGGATAGATACGACAAGCTGGACTGGCTTCTGGAGACTTGCAGCGAGGATTTCAAACAAAATCTACTACACAACATCGTGGCCAGCATGACTGATGATGAGTTCAATGGAACATTTCATTACCTGTGCCGCGTCAACATGATCGCCAGATGTCCGGCCGAGTTGGAACGCTGGGAGCGTCACGGAGCTGGTGCATGATGTCGCGGGCCTTTAGCTCAATCGGTCAGAGCACCGGACTCATAATCCGTAGGTTCTGGGTTCAAGTCCCAGAGGGCCCACCATTTTTTTACACGAACACACATTCAGAGTTGCAGTTTTCAACTGATCATGATATAATCGTAGTATAATCAATCAACAGAAAGGAATCAAAATGCATTACAGCAAACCAAAAGATCGAGATTTGAACATTGACGCAGCATGCGATCACTGGGTAGGAGACCCATGCTATGTTGTACCAGAACAATATTGGGACGCGTTGTGCGCCAATTGGGCTGCATATGACAAGAAGCATCAACATGATAAAGATTACAAACATCATTATGTTGCTGAAGTACAAGATGAGGAAGCTGGTCTATGCTTTCATCTGTGGAGCACCGCATATGGCGACGGTTGTTATCCTTTGTTTGTCAATGACAACAAAGTGGCTAGTCTGGGTGTTGATGCTGGTACATTGAGCGTGATTCCCATGAGCTTGATCGAGCATTGGAACAAGAAGGGACTCATCGGCAATTATCAATCCATGGGACATGTTGTGAAAGCTGAGCACTTGCGTGGTGAATTGATCTGCGAGAATGGTGATTTTTTCTGGGGTGATTTGAGTCTACCAACCGGAGACTTGGATGCAGATGAACATGATGAGGCAGAAGATGAATGGTGTGAACAGGAGAGTTTTGTATGAGAATCTCATTTGTAAGCAAGAGAAAACCTAGCAAATTGATCCGTGGAGCTAGTCTGAGCGATTACATGGTAGCGACCAAGCGCGAGTTGCACATGATGTTTCATGAACCACTCTCAACAGATTACATCGATGAATACAAAACAACTCACGAGTGGCATGTGGAGATTCAACATGATGGAGAGACTGTTGGAGCGGTGGCTATATATGATTACAAGAATCCCGCTCCAGAGGATCCAGACACACCTCACATGTGGCATGTGGGAAGCAAAAAGATGACACACGCGATGGAATTGATCGATTTTGTCACATCTTCAAAAAAACATGTTGCAAAAACTAGTTGATCATCATACAATTATATAATGACATACGAAAAGCACATGGAAATACACGACATGATGCTAGAACAACATCTCAACAATCAACGAAAGGAACAACATGGCAACGACTCACATGAAACAAGCACGACAACAAGTGCTGGACCGTCTGGGCAGCAGACCACTGCTGTCACACAACAAAACCGTGCAAGACACAGTGGAAAGCTGGAACTGGAATCTGAGCATATTCGAGATCTATGACGAGATCCGTGACTGGAAAGAGCATGACATTAAAAATGTACTCACGTACGCATATCATTTTTTCGCTGACAACAAAGGCGGAGACAACATGATCAACGAGTTACACTCGCATCTGGTCGGATACAGCATCAACGAAGATGAGTGACACAACATACACATTACCTGTGGGCCGTGATGGCTTGTGGAGCGGTCGCGAGCAACCACCACATGTCACAGGCAAGCTGGTGTTTCGTGTGATGCACTTCACAGCCACAGATGGCACTCCGGATCGCTGGTTACACGCACGATTCTATTTTGATCCAGCATTGTGGGATGTTGATAAACACGGATTGATATACACAGACGAACTGTTCATTGAAACTTTACATGCTCGTTTGCGTGCCAGAGGGTGGACCAAACCGGAACATAGCATAAATTACAGCGAGGCAGGCATGCAAGGCGACAAATATGTGGATTTTGATGTGAGTACTGACAAGGACACGTTGATGGACCTGTTGATGTCCAACACCAGCGTGCATGCGCGTTGGCCAGAACACGTGCGAGAGCGAGCCACAACATGATAACCGTAAGAGATTTACAATTGATGCTTGATGAAGCGATCCACACTGGATTTGTCAAGCTGGACAGCGAGGTGCGGTACATCAGCAGAGACCGTGAGGACTGTAGCTTCGAGCCACAATGGAAGAGCATCGGACCAGGTGTTGACAAGAGCGGTATGCCGGTGGACAGACGATACGGTGATGGTTGTTTGTTTCTGGCACAAGAGCAGAAACTACGAGATGCTCCGGAGCAATTGTTGTTGGCGCTTGACTGGTAGTTGCCCAATCATGTTGCTCATCATATAATTAGAGCATGAAACACAACCAAGAACAATGGAGAAAACAGCTCCTGATGCACTGGAACGAGCTTCCGTTGCCTCGCGTGAGTTGGGAGACATTCAAGCGACTGGCGCAACAAAACAAGAGTTTCACACACACCATACAACAAGCGATCAAGATTGCCAACAAGCAACAATTGTGATACACGCATAAATACACGTGTATGACAACGGATTATGATGGTATAGACTGGCGTGATGGTTCGAGATTCTGGTCACATCTGATGTTGGAGCAGCTGCTCAAGCGTGGATGGATCATAGGATTCATGAACGAACACATAGACAATTATGATATGGACACGTGGGACAGACAATCACGACCATTGAAGCGCGTGCATCATGTGGATCTTGAGATTCAACCAAGCGTGCATCGCCACGAGTGGGGTGCGGATGATTACAAGGGTGGTAGAAATGATGGTATCAACATGAGACTATTCGAGGATGGCGCGCTTGATCTGTATGTGGAGCATGAACGAACCAGACGAAACATCAATCGTGTGTTCAAACGCAATCAACACATGTTCAAATCGCTAACAGGACAGGTGGTTATGGATAACCCGTTGGGTGTCACGCTGGCATATTTTCAATCCGAGCAACAAGCGGATGATCCACTTCAACTGGACACACAACACGGAATCAAGATCGAGACATGGGACATCACGCGTGTGGATCAACTGGTGAAGCTGGTCAAACAAGCGGCCGCAACAGCCAGCAGAGCCACACGAGCCACAGCTCAAACAGACACCCCGGATCTTTGAAAATAACCACGCCACACGATAAATAATGTTATGAACAATAATGATGACAGCGTGATGTGGGAGCGGTTGATGGCGAGTCGTGAACCACGAGTCGAAGCCAACACAACCGAATCCGAACCAGCTGCCGAACCAGCTGCCGCGTCAGACGCGACCCCTGTGACAGATCTGATCCACGAGAAAAAGCTCGCGGACAAGGATTACAACGAGAACGGCAAGCTTGAGGACCCGGAGACCGAGTACAAGGGTGCTGTGGACAACGCGATTCAACGAAGCAAGCGTGCGGCCAGCGAGACCAACAAGGATGATGATGATCTGGATCAATCAGAAGAGGAGCCCGCCAACGAACAAGTCACACATGATGTGGACACGTACATACGCAACACTGTTCAGGATTTTCAACAGATGGGTCGTGAGAGATGGTTTCGCAACTGTTGGCGACGTGATCGAGCCATTCTGGAGGCGTGTGCCACTGGTACCAATCAACAACCAGCACCATTCAGCTCGTGGAGTGATGATGATTACTGGCGTGCGCTGGTGGGAGTGGAACGAGAGTTCTACGGTCTGAGCGATTGATCAGCTCACGAGTGTGGGTATGAACAATGTAGAAGCCTACTGGAATCACATCGGATCGGTCAATCCACACTGGGGCACCAACACGCGTGGTGGATCAGATGAGACGGATCGATACTGGGACACACACATGCACGAGTTGCATGCTCAGGCGGAGGCACGAGCCACATGGCTGTTTCATCAGTGGCAGGAAGCATGTCCGGACCCAGAGAAACGCGTGGACAGGCCACGTGTGTTGGATCTGGGATGTGGAGCAGGTTTGCTCACGAGCCACGTGGCCAGCTGGAGCGCGCACGTGACAGCTGTGGATATAGCCGCAAGCTACAGAACACTAGCCACAGAACATTTTCAGAACCACCAGATACACAACACCAGTGTGATTGATGCGGTCGAGTTTGAGCAACTGCCGGCTCACTCGTATGATCTGGTGTACAGCTTGCATTGCTTGCAACACAATCCACCAGCAACACAGACACACATGATACGCAAGTGCTTGATGTTGTTGCGTGACCGAGGAGTGGCCATCATACAAACACCCTCACGCGTGTTTGATGCGGACAGCAGAGACTCACCTGCGGTGATGAGCATGCATGCGTGTTCTCCAGACAAGGTGAGATATTTGTGTGATCAGTGTGGAGTGAAGCTGTTGCACGAACGGATCGATCAACCAAACCCTCACGTGACACAAGTGTTTTACACCACGATCCGTGAATGATCAAAGTGATGTGGTGCGTGACTACTGGAATCAGCTAGGACTGATCAATCCACGCTGGGCGATGGACACCAGAGGCATGTCGGATGCTGGTGATTATCATTGGAGTCGACATGTGAAACAGTTCGAAAGCGCAGGAGTGAACCAGTCCAGCTGGTTGCATGACAGGTGGTTGAAGCATGCTGAGACATCAGAACACAAGCCTGTGGTGTTGCACGTGGGAGCTGGTGAGGGTCGTGTGACTGTTCCGATCAGCCGCTGGAGCGAGCAGGTGCTGGCGGTGGATATAGCCTCAAGCATGAGACGCTTGCTGGCACGTCGAGTGTCACGTGAACAAGTGACAAACGTGACCATGTTGGATGTGATGGACATGCACAACATACCGGACGCGTCAGTGGATCTGGTGTTCTCATGGCACACGTTGCAACACAATCCACCAGCGGCTGTTGAGGAGCTGATCAAGCAGATGTGCCGCGTGACTCGTGACACAGGAGTGTTGATCGTTCAATTGCCTGCTAGATTACCACACGTGTGTGACCCAACACTCCCGATCATGCAGATGCACGCGTGGTGCCCACATGATGTTCGAAAGCTGGTGAGTGAATGTGACTGGGCGGTGACTCAAGCACGACCACAACAACACGACGATTGGGTGGATATGTGGTACACGATACAACACACAAAGCATGAACAGATGATTAGTTGTGATGTTATATATATATGATGAATATTATAAGCGGTTGAATATTATTTGCGAACGACTCTGATCAGACCAGGTGAGACACATGATGGGCACGTGCTAGCACGCAGCATGAAAAAACAATGGATTTCGCAGAAAAAACGTGGGTTTTCCGGAAAAAAACGTGGTCTTTTGACGAACAGGTGAGAAGCATGTGTGGGGAGAACCGTGTAGAACCCAGAATACATGGAGAAATACAGAAATACTGGGACACACAAACAAATGACGGGTTTCATATGGGTATGCTTGTATAAACAGTAAGCTGTCCCCACTCCCGGGTTCCGATTTGCGACGCTCGTGTGATCGGATGGTAAATCTACCCGCGGGCATAAATATTTGATGTGAACAACGCAGAACACACCGAGTTGTCCAGACGGATTCAACAACTACAACGAGAACGGCAAGAGTTGCTGGTGGTGATCGACACACTACAGACCAACCTACGTAGCTGCATGAGTATGTTGCCAGACGATGCTCGGGATCAAGTGACTCAGGTGCGTAGCTATCAGTGGTGTATCGACTGGAGCGAACACGATCTGGAAGGATGAGTGTTGGTTATGGTGAATTGATCGATCGATAAGATAATCTTAACTGATCTGCAGCAGATTTGCAACACACGACGCTGAGAAACGATCGATTTGGGTGTTGCATCAAACCGATTCTGAGACGATAATTGTATTATCAATCAGAATAACACTCAACCAATCAATCATATGGAACAATTGAAACAACTCATCAAACACATGCAGGATCAAATGAGAGCAGATCTTAAGCGATCAGGCGACTACGACAGTTATGGAGAGACTGGCATCAGAATAGCTGTGTACGAAGACTTGAAAGATCTGCTGAATCATGAATTCGCGGATGTGCGGCTGAAATAATCAATTCTAGTGTTGCATCAAACAGCATCTGACGTTATCATCATTAGATACACAACAATCAAACAATCAATCATATGAGCTTACAAAATTTAAAAGACGACCTGAAACGAGAAAAACGCGATCTGGATCGTGATCTAGCAGAATTACGCTTGATCCAGCAACCAGAAGAATGCTTCACGCTGGAACAGATCAGCCAGTACACCGGATACACACGCGAGCGCATCAGACACATCGAGAAACAAGCGCTTCGCAAGATGCATACTCTTCTGAACGGTGTTCTCACACAAGAAAGATTCGAGCCAATCAGATAAATCAGTTGCATCAACCGCCAATCACCATTATCATACATGTATGACATCAAAATTAATCATACAAGCATGCAATCTGATCATCCGATACCTCAACAGCGATCATGTGATCGAGGATCCAGCCTTGGACAATGCGCTGTACGAGTTGAGAGACGAATTGAGATAATCTAGTTGCATCAAACCACAAACGTTCATATCATCAACGAATAATCAAACAATCAAACAATCAAACAACACAATCAATCATATGAAATCTAAAGCGAAACACTTCTACACTCTTCTGAACAGCAACGGACGTGAGGTACAGATCGATCTGGCCAATTACAAAGTGACATGCACCGTGACTGGCGCACGCAAGAGCTTCTATCACAAGTACTTGGCTGGCCTGATCAAGCGTGATTACGGCAACTGCATCGACACATTCAGAACCACATATGTGAGCAGAGCTGGACGTCCAACAAAGACTCAAGCTGAACGTCTCAATGAACAGATCGAACGAGCAAGAGCTCGATTGAATCAATTGCTGGAGAAACAATCCACTTTGACTGATTGATTGACAAGCTGGTCGGTCTGACACACAGGCCGGCCAGCGTGGTCTAGACCGCACGATGGACGAACACACGATCAACGAGCAGATGCAAGCACGATTGATCGAGCTGATGGGCGTGTGGTGTTACACTCAGACCAGACAACGATTGCTCGAGTGTGACATGCTGGATGATTTCCTGGCTCATGCGATCATGTTGGAGGCTTGTTGGGACACTCAGCTCACTGGTGAGGCAAGCACCATCATCATTCACAACACGCCCACCAGAACACATGCCGAGGTACTCAGCGGCTCGTTGGTGTCGGATCTGCTAGATGACCAGCTCTGAGAACCCGTCACGTCTCTGAGAACCCGTCACGTCTCTGAGACCCAGTCGCGTCTCAGAGACCCAACCGCTTATCTAGACCACGGGCGTGCAAATCCACGTGACTATAGCAAAACCTAGCAGACATGAAAACCCATGCTCCACATTTTTTTCGCGGATCCCGGGTGTTTCACCTGTATGGGCCCTGAGACCGGGACCTCGCTCGTAGAGCGACTAAGTAATCACACATGGGAATGGTCAAAAAATTCAAGGATTGGGTGCAAAACCCCAGTGACGATCACTGGTCTCACATGAACACCGATCAATTGCATGACGATTTCCCTTGGACACACCTGGTGGCCACAAGCCACGAACGATACAAGAAGAGCATCAAACACGCCAAACAACGGTTCGGTGGTGACGTGCACGCGTTGCTGGGTCCTAGCTACAGCATGTTCGCTCAATTTCTTGATCGTGATCCTCAACACATGTATCAACACGAGTTGCTGCTTGTTCAACATGGTTATCAGCGTGTGAGCCCAGGTCAAGCGTTCGAGTTGCTCAGCGGAGCCGGTTATTTACCAGAGGCCGCCCAGGATCCCGTGTATTACAAAAAAAGCTCCAGTGGTGACATGATCGTGTTGCACGTGTTGCTCATGAGTTTCGGTAACTGGAGTCCCGCCATGGTACAAACCGAGCTGTTGAGTCGCCAGGACATCGCCACACATCATCGGCGTTGGGTGAGTCGTGAAGAGTTGTTGCAAGACCTGGGTCGCCGCTCGCGCAAGCATCCGGTGCATCAGGATCTGCTCACACAATCACATGGCCCGTTTCCCAGCTGGACCGACAAGTTGAACCATATAGATCAGCTGTTCAGACAAGCCAGCGCCACCGATCCCACAGACACACCGGATCTGTGATTGAGACCCTAGGGAAAAAAATTTTTTGCGCAGGCGCCTGGCGGCGCCTGCAGATATACTGACCGCGAGCAATAAATAATCATGATGACACACGATCAATTCGACATGCTGTACAATCAGTTGCAGGAGACACACGACAACGACAATCCAGCCGGTGATGGAATCGAGCGAGCGCGCCGCAAGCTGAGAGGCATGGATCAGCAAAACTTTCTACACAATCAGATGCAGGACACGTCCGCTGGCAAGCTGAAAACCGGCTACGTGACTCCAGAAGAGGATCGCTTGATCGCACAGTTTCTAGACGAGCTGGCCAACGCGGTGGAAGCGGCAGATGAAGGTGACCGTGGTCCGATCAAACGAATGGCACATGAGATGCAATCCGGCAAATGGAAAGATTTTCGAGAGCGCATGGGTCATGTGCGGGATTTCGCCACCACCCGTGTGATTGATCCACAGTTGAACGATTGATTCTCGCGTGTGTCAACATAAATAACAACAAGTATGAAAATGTTAACCTGTATCATGTGTGGTTTGATCGTGTTGTTGACCTCGTGCAACAGCAACAAACGTGTGTTTGATCATGCGTCTCAACAAGTCACTGTGGAGCCTGCTGGAGCGGCCGTGATGGATCGTGATCTGGATGGTGTGATCACTGATGTGGAGTTTCACACCGTGACTGACAACCCTAGCAGCTTGAGTGTGTTCATCTGGCTGGTGGTGGCGGTGCTGGTCACGGTGCTGATAACCATGTTGGTCACACGTAAAAAACCAGCAAAACATGACACACCTGACACCTCAGGGCCTGGTCCAGTGTATCAAGACAAGACCACCGTGGTGAGCAGAAACAGAAAACCGGAGTAAATCATGTCATTCGAGGATAAAATCATACAACACAGCGGCATCAAACAAGCCAAGCTGATGAGACCCGCCAAAATAGCCAGTGAGAAACCGGACACCGGTGTGGTGATCGAGAACAAGAGTGCGTATTTTGTGATCAGAGATTGTGCGGACATCACACAAAAGTACCTGGCGCTGTTGTGTTACGGCAGTTATCAGGATCCGATCAACAAATTGCACGGCAAATTCACCAAACAAGACATCGCTGGTTTTGTATCACGTGCACGAGCACCAGAGAATCCACACTTGAAACATTTGTTGTATGTGATTTTCACGGACATCGCCAGAAAAGAGGGGCTGTACGAACAAGTGGCTCCTAATCAACCAGCAGCACTGGATCTATCAGAAGATGCGGATGATATATATGGTGAGTATGATTACGACCCAGACACTGTGAATGCTCCTGCGTCTCCACAGGACATACCGTTTGTTAACATGAACATATCAGATGATAAGGCGGTGGTGGCCAAACTTGTAGACGTGTTTGGCGCGGTCAAGTGATGATCTAACGATTGCCAGGTGATGGCACGGCATAAAACCCAATCACCATGAACGCTAGATCCATGAAACTCATGAGGAGCAAGCCGCCTGTCAATCTCACAACCTCGAACGAGTCACCACCAAATATCCACGTGAATATACCTGTAGACACGCCGTCTTTTATTGGCATGATCACATCGTATTGAATGCCTGGATTCATGGCGTAATATATCATCATGTAACACAATGTGAACGTGATGGTCAAAAACAACACACGTCTGGTCACTTGCACGAAAGGATCACTGGCTTGCTTGGCTTGATTGTCGGTCATGGCACGTAACAAATGTTGATCACGTGCTGCTATCATCATCTGTGTCTGTTTCTTGCTCTCCAGCCACGAGTTTATCAAGATGGCTCCTAGTTTTATACCAGCTCCAATGGCAGTGTTGACTATTGCTCCTCCTATCATATAAATATTTATATGGTTTACATCATTTTAACGTGGGAACAATGCATGAATCAATTGATGGTCTCTTTCGAGCAAAATGATGTACATCATTGCCCTTTGTGTTACAAGCAACACGATGATGCATCACCAAAAGATGATGTGTTGAAACACGTGAAGAGATGTTATCTGTTACGAGCCATCAAAACAAACATAAAAGACACCAGCAAACTAAAGACAACCACCAAAACACAAATAATGTCTGACACCATTGACACCATCGAGCGCGAGATGACTGATTATTGGCTGTCTTTGATTGACACAGACTGATTTTTTATTTGCATATCGATCGAACCATCGCGCAACATCACACTCAACTGATATTTTTGATCACTCTCGGTCGGTTTTTTTATCAAAATGTCACATATTTTATCTTCAATATGGTATGATATGGCGCGTCTGATGGGTCGAGCACCATATTTATCACAATCCACCTGATCAATAACATGATCTATCACTTGATCCTCAATATCAAGTGATATGTTTTTCTTTTTCAATCGTGATGACAATTGAGATATCAATTGTTTGGCAATCGCGGCCAGACTTTGTTTCTTGAGCTTGTCAAACACAACAATCTCATCTATTCTGTTCACCAGCTCTGGCTTGAAAAACTTGGTTAGTTCATCAGTTATCTTCTGTCTGGTGTTCACATCATCGTAATCTTTGCTCATGAACCCGACAGTGTGGTTTTTTTGAAGAGCTTCAGAGCCTATATTGCCTGTCATGATCACTATAGAATTTCTAAAATTGATATTTTCCCCGGTGCTGTCCGCCACAGTGCCTTCCTCTAGTAATTGAAGCAACACTTGCACCACATCCGGGTGGGCTTTTTCAATTTCATCCAGTAGAACTATGCTGTATGGGTTTTTTTTGACTCCTTCGGTTAATACTCCTGAGTCACTATAACCAACATATCCCGGAGGAGCACCTATTAGTTTGCTGATGCTATGACTCTCGCTACATTCACTCATGTTTATTTGTATTATGTTCTTGTTGTTGAACAAATAATCGCCCATCACTTTGGCGCTGTGTGTTTTACCCACACCTGTTGGTCCGAGAAACAAAAATGAACATAGTGGTCGATTAGGATCATTCAATCCCACGCGCGCTCTCTTGATTGCGGCACTTATAACATCTGTTGCTGATGTTTGACCAACAATTTTTCTACATAGATATGATTTGAGGTTTTTCAATCGACTGCTCTCATGAAGCTGCAATCTTGTGATCGGCATGCCGGTCTTGTTGGCCATGTAATTGAGCACATCATCTTCTTTAATTCTTGTTGATTTGGATTGCTTATTCAACCATTTTGTGTACATCTGATCATATTGAACAAGCAGTTGCTCTTGTTCTGTTTTGATATCGTTAGCTAGCTTGTATTGTTTGCTAGATATATGTTTGATTTTGGTCTTTTCGAGCTTGTTCAATTGTATGTCTATATCTGTCTCGTATATCTCGTTAAATATTTTGGCGCGAACATGTGAACCAATTTCATCCATCACATCTATCGCTTTATCTGGAAAATTACGATCTGTTATATAACGATCGCTCATCTCAACAATGTTTTTCAGGCTAACTTGTGAGAATGTAACATTGTGATGTTTTTCAAATCGTTGTTTGATCCCTTTTATGATCTTGAGTGTGTCCGCTTTTGATGGTTCATCGACCATTATTGTTTGAAATCTTCTCTGCAAAGCACCATCACTCTCGATTTGCTTGTATTCTTGAGTTGTTGTGGCTCCGATGCATGTTAGCTCTCCTCTGCTCAACGCAGGCTTGAGTATGTTACCAATATCCATACTGTTGTCTGTACCACCAGCACCTACAATCATATGAATTTCATCTACAAACAATATGTTGTCCTTGTCTTGCTGAACTTCTTTGAGCAACATGGTCAAACGTTCTTCTAAATCTCCTCTATATCTCGTACCAGCCACAAGCATGGTGATGTCTAGCTGTAATATTTTTTTTGTTAGTAGTTGATCCGGAACATTCCCAGTGGCTATTCTTGTGGCTAGGCCCTCCACAACAGCTGTTTTACCAACACCAGGTTCTCCAATTAGTATTGGATTGTTTTTACTATACCTCATCAACACTTCCACACATCGTTCTATTTCTCGAGCTCGACCTATTGTAGGCATGATTCGATCCTCAGTGGCTAGCCACGTGAGATCACGTGTGAACAGACGTAGCAATGATTTCTCTTCTTCTTGTGGTTCTTCTTTTTGTTGAGATTTTGTTTGTCTGTGCTCGTCAATTATTGTTTTGAGCTTGCTACTATCATTTTCCAACACATCTAACACACACAACCTAACATTATTCTCGGTTATTGCTTGGTTGGACAAGGCTTTGTGTATGTTGGCATTTTCACCGTCTAATATACCTAGTAGTAGATGTTCAGTACCTACATACGTTTGCTCGAATTTATTCACATATATAGCAGCCTCATTGATAGCTTTTTGAGCGCGAGGTGAAAAAGATATTTCTTTGGTGGATGCCGTGGTGGCCACAGTATCCAAACTATCAAACAAGTCTTTCCGTAGTTTTTTTAAATTAACACCTGCATGTTTCAGTGCATCAACAGCTTGCCCGCTTGTTAGATTGGCTATTGATATGAGTAGATGCTCATTACTAACAAATCTATGATTGTGAGTTTCGGCTAAAGTTTTACTCTCGGTAAGTACTTTCTGTGCTTTAGGAGTGAGAGTTATCATTGTTTCTGAGTCTTACCATGCATAGTGGATATGTCCACTAGTGCATCTGGTAACAAATCACTCGAGCTAGCTCTGGTAGGGTTAATATCAATACCACCTCTACGCGCATAAAGACATGTCACGGCAAGTGCGTTCGGTTGTAATAAATCATTCAATCTCTTGTAAATAGTCTCGCATATTTCTTCATGAAAGTGACACTCGTTCCTGAATGAAACAATATATTTCAGCATGCTCTCATATGTCACGTGTGTTGGTCCATCAATATAAACATACACATCACCCCAGTCAGGCTGACTAGTCACTCGGCAATTGCTTTTTAACAATGCGCTCCGAAACTTTTGTGTTGAGTTATCTGTGGCTACGAATGTTTGCAACAAGTCTGGAGTCTCTTCGTATGTATTAAACTCGATACTATTGACATCATGGACATTATCAATATTGAGCGTTGGTACTAGATCATATTCTAAACAAGGATAATCATCATCTGAAAACACTGATCGAGCAACACTGTTAGTAGTGGCTTCATGGAAATGTGCGACAACGTTCGTCTCCAGTAGTTCACTCAAGTCACGTGTAACAACATTAGTTAAATCTAAAACAGCTTTCTCCCGTGTGTCTCCATTGCGAAACATATTGAATGAGTTTAGATAAAGCTTAATACTTTTACTCTCAACAATATATTTACTGTCGCATGGATATACTATCTTTAACACACCGGTCACTGGGAGGCCTTTTGATGTGAGTGTACTAACCTCGTATGCATTCCACGTGTCAGACCCTACAAATGGTAGATTATCATCATGTATATCTAAATGCTGTCTGTTGTTACTCCGGAGCTCTCGTACTAAAATTGTTGGATCATACTGATCCGGGTAATCTACTACTTGCCCGAGTACTTTACTGATCTGTGAGTTGTCTAGTTTTGTCATATTTCTTTAATTGTTTTTGTATTTGTTTAAATCTTTCATCCACACTACCTCGTATCACGACTGTTTTCTCTTTCACCTCAGGATAATGTTCAAAGTATTGTTTATACAAAGATATAATATCATCCCTAAAATTAACATCAGTACTACGATGCTCGTCACCTACCAATTCAATCTCCTCAGGATCCGGATACAATATAATATCCAATTTAGATATTAACATATGATGTAAACTGTATGCGTAATCTAACACCCATTTACATACTTTACCTTGTTTGTGTAACCATTCCGTGTAAACAACACCATCTATAATGCATCTATCCAATACCACACAGCCTGACATGTGGTGATTATGCAAATGTTCATTCAGTATGAATAGTTGTGTAGTATTATCACCATTATCATTTATTTCATAACCATAGGAAGCTACTTTTCTTGTAACTTCTTTTACAAACGAACACTTTCTAAACAAGTTACTATGTAACATTTTCATGAGTAATGTGCTCTTACCAGAGCATTGAGGTCCTGTGAATCCTACCAACATATTAATATATTATATTATGCTCAAAAAATATTATCCACTAATCTTTCGGGTATTTGTGTTTATCATATAGATCATCCCATTTTAAATGTTCATCTGTGTTTGGTACACAATTAACGATTTTTGTTTCTGTCCACATCGCACATAGCATGTTCCATACAACTGCAGCCGCATGGTCTTCTTCATTTTCACCTCGCCACCACGCTTCAAGATGTCGATGCGCGCAATCGTAATATACACTCAATGGCATGCCCTTCATCCAATTGTTCTCACCATATTTTTCCGCACCATCTAGATATCTTTTCATCACACGCTTGAGTTCTTGCTGTGGTACCAAGCTCATGCGTAATTTGCCTTCACCTGTGTCTCGCTGAGCACCGGTGTCAAATTGTCTATTATCAGTCATATTGTTGTAATCGATGTGCGAAGAAAGATACCCACATGTCATGAGCCAACCGCTTAAGAGCTTGTGTCAAATCATCAACATTTTTATATCTGTTGTTAATAGATCGTGCATCCACAATACCTCCACTATCGACTTGAGCGACAGCTCGATGCAACACACAACCTGCTTCTGGCATGTTCATATTGAACGCGCGCTGTTGAGGGTCTTTGCCTTTGAGTTCAGGGTATTTGGTTATCAGCCCGGGGTGGAGATTGTATATATTGTATTGGTTACATATCTCACCAGGTACGATTCTCATCCACCCGTGCATGGTTATTATTGCATCGGTTGATAATAACTCATGATATGTATCGATATCTGGCTTGTGTTGTACATGGGTTATTGGTACAGGTTGCGGTACTTGTGTCGAGCTCTTGCCCTGGTTACAAATTATTTTATCCGGCCTTAAACCTATAGATTTACTCAGACCGGCGATCTCCGCACCAGTGTGGCTGAACATGGCGATCCATTTCATCAATATCGTCGCAAAATCTTTTTGAACATGGAGGTGTTGTACATAACCAGCTCATGTTCATCATCAGTAATATCGTGTTCGATCATGTCCGCGAGTAGAGTGGATGGTTTTTCATCTAAACCATATTCATCATTGTATTTTAAATCATGCATGGCAGCTACTACAGGATTGGATGTATCTACGCTCTTTATATTATAAACATTGTTATCCACATACCATCTAAACTCTCTAGCCAGACTACAACCGAGCAAATGATGAGGCTTGTCCCAGCACCAATGACCTTCTTGGATCAAGTGATTGATGAAACGTTGTCTACCGGAGCAGTAGCTCTCTAGCTGCGTGCTACCATACCCTGTGCCATTGTAATAACTATAATCGAAACTGATCGCGATCATGTCTGCTGCTTGTTTCATGAACTTGTAGCACTCGACTAGTTGCATCCATGTTTTGCCTTGCACAACACCCATGCGTTTTCCTTTGATATCTTTGTGGTTCGATTCCCACTGTATCCAGGAGTTGACAGTTTCTTCTGCATTCTCTAGTACATCAGGCACAATATAAACATTAGGCTGTAATTTCTCAATCCAGGTAGCATATTTTTCCGGTTCAAAACTCTCTCCTAGTTCAAAAATACTATTATCTAAATATATTTCTTTGTTTAAATTTTTAGCCTTGACAAAAAAATCGTAGTATTGCTCGTGTGTTTCAAACAGATGAACCAGCGCGTAACAGTAATCATTGTATTTCAGACTATCATCAAGGATCGAAATGGGGCTCTCGTGAGAAGTTTCTATTCGCATAAAGGTATTATAACACCTTCACACTATGTTTTCAACAAAAAAAAATTATCTATACACGGTGCATGCATCGCTGCACCCGAATGTTTCTATAGGTAATATTTGATCAGCCGGAACGGTGACGCTAGATACTACTTGTAAACCATTTACTGGTGGTCCAACGTTGTAACTCTCCGCAGATGGCTTTCTCATGAGTAGGTCCACAGTCACAGTGGCGGCTCCACCACCCGGTATTGATATACCAGTATACATCTCATCTGTGCTGTATGATGATGGCACCACTCCGCTGGTGTTAGCAGAGACAGATAAACCATTAACAGTGAAACTCTGTGCCAATTTAACGTGGCTATACAACGTCAATATTCCATCCTCTTCAGCAGCTGAGAACGCGTGGTCCGGTCCGGCATGCATTATAGAATCATAATTGCCTATGGCTGCATGTAAATTTTTCATAGTTTCTTCTTTAGTGTCACTGATGTACACTTTCTTCATGTTAGGTTTCGCGGCGAATTTCTTATACCACACACTATCAAGTTTCTGATCACTAAATTCAAATGTGTATGTCTTGCCGTTCCACGTGATACTAACACTACCACCAACACTGGGATTCGCTGATAATGTACCCTTGTATTCCGCGAACTTACCAGCAGTGAAGCTTCCAGTCGGTGCTGTTTCTGTTTTTATCTCTTTGTATAATCTGTCGCTCATGTATAATTATTTATTCATGCTTGTATTAAATACAGACAAAAAAAAACGACTCTTCAGCATCACCTGTAAGAGTCGAAAAATTGTTTTTATCGCCGGGTGTATCATTTCACCGGCTCTGAGTCCTGAATACTAGAAGTATTTCGAGCTAGCGCCTGGGGTGAACGTTTGACCAAGATTCTTCACTATAATCACGTGATAGTAAAGCTCAGCACCGAAGATGTTGTCAACAACACCATAACGGGTAAGCATACCAACACGAGGAGCGAAGTCGTTGGGTCCAATTGTTCTCTGAACCATCACAGGGATGTATGGACAGTAGATAATGCCGGTGTCGTAGAATTCTGGTCCTTTGTAACCTAAAAGAACGTAGTTCAACTCGTTCGAACGAGATGTTCCGATTCCAGGTTTTTGGTATCCAGGATTTCCAGATCCAGCATTGCCAAGATACTGAGCTTCAGTACGTGTGTCACGATATACGTTGAAACGACCACCGAGATTACCAACACGAGCTATTCCAACCGGTTGTGTGTTGATGTTGCCTTGAACTTGCATCCACTGAAACTCAGGGAGCATTTCCAAGATAGCAGCAACTTTGGGTGTAGCAACTAAAAAGTTAGCTGCACCACGACGGTTACGAATAGCAATACGGTTAGCTTCTACGATGATCTTGGCGTATAAATCGCGATTACGTTCTGCGAGCCAGCGTCCATCAGCTGTGGAGGGTTGCCATGTGCTATAACCTGAACCGGATCCTGCGTTGAGGGCCACTTGAACCATTCTCATGAGCATCTCACGGTCGATTTCAGCCTGAATTTCATACGACATAGCGTTTGTTAATTCAGTATCGATATCAATACCGTTCATGTTCTTGAGATCTTGTTCAAGCTCTACACTCCATTTAGCTCCTAAGCGTCTTGTTCCAGCTTCAACAGCTGTTTTCTCGAAAGAAACTTCCATTTGAGGAATGTTACTCGTGAGTTCAAAGTCCGCTAGAAGTTTTGCGACACCGTCATCTCCGTCTCCGAATTCGAAGTCGTCGTTACCAGACAATCCAGCAGAGCTGGTTCCGGTGAAACGTGTGTCTAGGTAATTGTAGCCAACTTCTCTTCCGTCGGCGGCTGCGCGGACTGGATCTGTATCACATGTGCTATCACTATCAGAACATGAGCGATCACCACCAAGGGCGTCGGATTCGTATTTGTAGCGAAGAGCAAATGCGAGACCAACAGGACCGCTCATGGGCTGAACACCAACGATTTCGTTTGTGATCAACTCAGGAAACGTACGACGAATCATCGGAATGAGGATCTTAGGAAGACGAGTGTCGCCTTGCGCGTAAGTATCTGAGGCACGGGGGATGTTTGTGGTGGCAGTACCAATGGTTCCGCCTCCGAAAACTCCGCCTTGTCCAGCCACGTTCGCTTCTTGCAAGCACCATGCTTCTTGGTTTTCCAAGAGGATGGCGGTGTTTAGACGATCGTGATCATTCTCGATAGGTGCTACATTATCAGAAGTGTAGTCCAACACGGGGTTCCATTTTTCCAAGAGTGCGCTTGCGCGATCTCGGTCGATGTATGCGGGTGTGGGTTTAACTGACATAGTTTGTTTTCTCCTTGTTTGCTTTGACTCAGGTTATAAAAACCTCAACATATAAAAAATTTATTAGGTGCGTTTGAGCTCCTCCATGTAATTTGTTAACAATGGATTGTCAGATGTTTGCTCAATCGATTCTTCAATCACCGGAGTTTGTTGCCCTGGCTCACTTTTGGTTTGCTCTGCGATCACTTGTTTGGTTGGGCGATCAACCTTGCTCTTGCTTTGCTCAGCTTCTTGCTTGTAAGCTGCCAACCTGTCTTGCTCTGTTTTCTCCAATAGATTGAGTGTGTAATCGAAATTTTCTTCAATGAACTTAGGTGTCTTGTTACCAAGCACTTTGTACATATACTTTCTCTTGTTAGAAGGTAGATCTTGTGTTTTTCTCTCCAGCAACAAATCCGACTTGGCTTTCATGAGCTCTTGTTGCATCTGTGCTTTTTGCTCGTTCAATTGCGCCAATTCTGTTCCTAGTGTGTCGATCTTGTTCTTACCATCTTTAACAGCTCCGCGGATCGATTTTTGTGACAACGCATTGTCAACAGCTAAAGCTTCTCTCAATTGTGATAACATCTTCACAGCTGATGTGTTTCTCATGGCTTTCCGGATATCCTCTTGTGGTATGGCACGCTCGATATACAGCTCGAGATAATTGCTAACATTGTTCACAAGCTCTTCTTTGAATGTTCCAGCGTCTTCGTTGAGTGTGCTGTTAAATTTTTTCGCGGCAGCTGCTAGTTTAGAGGCATGATCACGATTGATTGACTCAACCAAGTGTCTTAACTTCTGCGTGTGGTCTGCGTCAATCGCTTCTAGCAGTTTTTCTAGCTTCTCGGCATGATCTTCGTCTTGCTCAGCTAGGGCTTTCTCGACATGTAGAGCGACTCTCTCTTCGACAGACTCTTCGAACACAGACTCTATCTCGGACAGAACATCTTCCGTCAAGATGCCTTCTGTCGCTTCTTTTAATACGGTGGTAATTGTGGGTTTATCGCTCATTGTTTAAAAATACTTTTTTGTTTTGCTTGCATCATGTACGCAGCCATCTTGCTTTGCACAGTCGCTTCTAAATATTTATCCGCGGCGGCATAATTTTTCTCATTTATACATTGTATAAATTTTTTAATGTTATTTTTTTCTCTTGTGATACGCTTACTTTTCATGACTCTATCAATATTTATTCTTAACACCTGTCAAGAACTTTAAAACTTGTTCTTTTAAATATACTTCCACATCATTTTTGGGTAGTGTTGATATGTTTTTCTCAAAATTATCATACAATTCACAAAATGTACCATCCGCGTTGCATACATATTTCTTGCTCTCAAGTATGCCATTTACAAACGCTTTTGGATAGCTTGGATCCGCAACACAGTCGATCGCGATCAATCTCATGTCACGTACAACATTGAATCCTTCGTTGCTCTCTTCGAGTTGACCTAATGATCTACTAGACACGCCTAATGAACAACCATCATTAATAAGAGACTCGACTATCATACCAGCTGGCGTGGATAACACTTTAGCTTCACCCATCACAACATTACCCTCGAAATTCAGCCTAGTCACAATGTGACACGCTTTGTCTAGACTCACATCCGCTGATGTAGGGTGGTTCAGCTCTCCGAATGCTCGTTTCTTACTAATACATTCTTCATTGTATCGCCGGACTTCACGCTGCATTTCTTCTAACGGATACTGACGTTGGTTGCGATTGGTCTCGTTGCACACCATGAAAGGTCCTTTGATGTACATGCTTTTTTTCTTGGTTGCGCTCTCTTCTTGTATCAAATACTCAAAATCATCACAATTGGTTTCCTCCACAAGTAAATTGAATGGTGTGTTCATATTAAAATTATTTATTATGATTTGAGCATATTCTACTTATTTGTTACCAAATAAATGTTTCTCGGTGATTATTTGAAATTTATAACCGTGTTTATCACACCATTTTTGCGCGGCAGACCATTTGGCTTGATTGCGTACATACTCTATATTTTCATACAACACGGTGCTTTGTTTTTTGTTCCCGTGCGTTGTGGGTCTTCGCGTTTGTTTGCTCGGTTTAATTTCTATTAAGTACTTTACAAGGCTGTTACCCTCTTTTATAACCACTCGATTATCTACCATGTATCGATGCGCTTTTTGATCAATAGGGTTTATATACGGTATGATAACTGACTCACTAGACCACTCAACAACTCTAGGGTTGTTATCGCACCACCGGAAGAATTTTAATTCCCAGCTGCTCAAATAGCGTGGGTTTTTTGCTCCTTTGTATTTACCACCAGCTGTTGGTTTGTACACACCTTGTTTGTATTTTGAGTATTTTGTTTTTTTCACTACCCGACAAAGAACATTGGAGGATTAGCATCACCAATACCAGGTGCACCTTCATACAGCTGTGTCTCAAGAGTTTGTTTCTCTTGCATGCCTTCTGATAACAGTTCACCATAATTCAGCTGACCACCACCAAATAAAGCTGTACCGGCATACTTACCACGTACCCTGGCTATCGTTATTTTGGTCAATGCTAGAGCATATTGATACACCCATATCTCTCTGACTAGATCACGTAAAGGCTTCTCAACATACGCGCCAACAATACCATAGAAGTGTGCGCTGTTATCGTTAGATGGTTCTGGTGTTAAGAAAAGTCTTTGTAGTCTTTCATCAAATTTAAAATAGTGTTGTTGCGATAGTAGTTTGCTCCTGGTGTCAAGCCAGTTTTTTAATGTGTACCAACTGACAAGATCGAAACCGTATTTCCCGAGTGCGTAACTAAAATATGTTTGCTGAGCCAGTGTTTGCTCGATGGTGAACAATGTATTAATACCACTGGTGCTGCCTTGCTCAAATGAAAACACATCGATCACTTTTCTGTTGGCTTCTAGGTCGTGGTCATGCCCTCCGGAGACAGAACCGGTTGTTGCATCATTACCGACACCAGAGGGTGTCATGGTGTATGTTTCTCGCATCTCCGGTGTTTTCGAGAACAAAGCATCTATTGGTAACCCTCTGCCTTTCTCATACAAGGTGCTGTTGAACACCAAAAATTCTTCTGTATAACCAGCATACTTGGTGAACATCTCGATTGAAATGGAAATATTGTCCATCACCTGATTTTGATGTGCCTCAATATTCACTTGAGGATAACCAAGTGTCATGGCTATTCTTTCCGCAAGTTTTGCGAAAGATGTTACGCGATTGTTTAAATTTGTACTATAAAAATAACTTTCTGGTAACGCTGGAATTGAATTTGAGATGTGGCCCATGAAAGTATTTATTCATACTACGCGGGAGGAGCGGCATCCGGAGGTGGAGCCGCAGCGGGTGCCGGGCCACCGAAATCAGGTGGTGCTTCTATACCACCGGCGTCCATTGGAGGTAATCCCATACCACCACCTCCCATGAGCGGATCACCTCCCATGCCACCATCTATACCGGCTTGCATCTGATCAGCTTGCGCTTGTAATGCTTCTTGCCAGTTTGGACCAAATTGCTCTATTTGCGCAAGTTCCCAGTTCAATTGCCTGTCTTTTCTGAGCCATTCACGATTCTGTTTGATCTCTTCATCAGACCAGTCCAAATATTTTTTCATGGCATATGTTTGAGAAACACTCTCATTACCTCCTATTTGTGTAAAATTATTCACTTTCAATTCCATGATTTGAGATTCTCTGAGTGTGTAAAAATTCGTAGGTGGGTTGAACTCTATATCGAAATGATGCTCCTTGAGCTTGTAATCATCCCACAATTTTGTTAATTTTAAATGTGTAACAAATGTGTCTTTCAACGCCATTGCGAATTTTTGTTGAAAGCGAATAAGCGTTCTAGCAAATTTTAGCTCTTCTCTCAACATGTTCGTACCATCATCATAAACTGATGCCGTGTCTAATCGACCTACTGGAATGTGTAATGATTTGTAGAGTTTCTTGACAAAATAGTTTAGGTCTTCGATATTATCAAAACTAGAGTTTTGTTGTAGACTTTGAACCGTCGATCCTTCACTTCCCTGTCTTTTCGCGAACCAGTAGCTGTCTAGATATGATTGAGGGTCAAACGCATTGATACGACCGCCTTGATTGTTATCAAATGTTTTTCTGTTAAAATAATTGTGCATCAATTTTTTGAGATACGCTTCTGCTTTTGGTGGAGATAGATTACCCACATCAACATTGAACATTAATCGCTCCGGGGATCGCACCAGTCTGTGCACCACAACAGCGTCTTCCATCATGGTTAACTGTCTATACGCTCTCCGGCAGTTCTCGATGAACGGAAGTCTCATGGTCTTATCTTCATTCCACAAGCCGCTATGAACATAGCACATTTGATGTTTGTCAAATGGCACAAAATTATAATCTTCAACGGAATTGGTTTTCGGGTTTATAACAGGTTGACGTAGTAAGTAACCTTTGATCAACATGTTTTGTACATTGTCATATATAGGGTCAACCAGCTCTGCTGGTACCTCGACAAGACCCAGTATACCTGCGTCTGTATGATCTTCATGTATTATATGTTCGAAAAATATCTCACCATCTATTAACAAGCTACGGAAATACTCCCAGCCTTTCACATCCAGATTGAAATAATCTACTATTTTTTTAAATTCTTTATCAAGCTCTGCTCTTATTGTTGAGCTAAAGTCAGTGTCCTTATATTTGATGGTAGCTATTTCTTGTTTGTCATTCTCTACAATCACGCTGTCACATATTTCATCTAACGCGTCTGCCACCTCTGCATATGCACCCATCACTCGATAATCTAACAACCTTCTACCTTTGTCAACATCCACGTTCGAGTACATGAACTGATGATAGTTTTTATCAATCGCAATTGAACCTTCTGGGAATTGATCATCAGATGTTGGTTTTGATACGCTATATTTTGCTAATACATTTTCTCTACGGGTACCGGTGCTGTAAAAATGTTTGTATGTTGGATTGACTTGATTAATGGTGTCGAGCATCAACGTGTCTTTGGTATACGGTAATTTCGACGAAACATATTGCATGAAATCACGACCGAATTGACCCAGTCTTCCTTTGTTCAGTTGTTTATCTGCCATGGCTTATATTATTTATCTTATATGTTTAAAAATCCTAGCTTCCCAAAGATGTGTTTATAACCATACCGCTTGTGGGCTGTACATAGGCTGTTTGATCAGATGATTGGTTTAGATCCACACTAGCGCGACCATAGCCAGCCCTGTTCGATATAATTATATCGATCAAACTATTATCCCCACTGGCAGGAGGCAGTGTGACACTCAATGTGTTTTCATTAATAATTTCTGGTGTCAGTTCTATGCCATCAAATGCTGGGAATTTTGTGGTCATGACTGGTGCAGAATCTGTCTCTAACACAGCGGACTCATACAGGTTATATGACGTTAATGGTACACCGAATGTGTTAAGATCTGTTATCGGTACAGCGAATGCTCGCAGCTGCTCATGCTCCAATCTACCAAACAATGGCGACACCGGTTCAGTCGTTTCAACGCCGGAAAATGTACTGGTTGTCAACGTGAGTTTTTTTTCGTTTGACCAGAATCCATGACCGAGTATCACATGTGTTGTGGATCGGTCTTGTTGCTTGACGAGGTTTGAAATGTTAGTGATTTGTGGTCGTGCGCGCACGTAAAATGTGTCTTTATGTATAGTCATCATGTTACATCAAAAAGAGAATTGAATCTTTTAATTTTATCTGGAGTTGATATGTCTGGTATGTCATCAATTGATTCCAATGCAAATGTGTTTGTCTCGACTTGAAATATTGTCTTAACAGGTGTTGTGTCTTTCCTATACAACCACGCTTTTATGGTAAATGATGTATCTGCAGATACACGATAAGGTGTGTCAGGTGACATTTCTGTGGGATATGTTATCGAGACATTATCATTCCACAACACTTCGGATCTGATCTCTTGGGGTATGTTTGTGAATTCACCAGGCACTTTCCAAGATATGATTATGTACGGGTTGTTATATGGTATAAAATTGCTCAATATTTGATCCATGTCTGTTTGAAATTTTGTGAGTATCGACATGTTCACGTTTATGTTGACAGGCACTGGTTGTGGTACGCGATCCTCTCTACCAACATCACCGGATAGTGTAGTTGATTCGGTTGTCAGGTAATATGATGAATCAAGCTTGTTGAACACTCTCGTGTTGTCGCGAGCGATATTTGTCACATTTACTGACACAACAGGTAGTGTTATGTGTTTAGCTTTGTTCAATATATCATGTATCACACGCTGCTTAGGAGCGTAAAGATATCTAACCTTGATTTTATCCTGAACCTCACGCTTGTTGTTGAATCGCTTTATAACCACGCCATCAAAAGCCGCGACAAATTGTGTCAACACATCTTTTATCTCAAAATAAAATGGATCTGATTTCATGTTTAAATATTTATTAACGGAGTGTTGTATTTAGTTGACATGTATAAATCGAGGGAATCGAGTTGTTTTGAATCCAAAACACGATCATATAATATCATTTCTGAAAATCCCCCGACATGTAAAAGATTTGTTATGTCAAATTTTATCTTTTCGTATCCGAAAGGTTTGAATGTTTTCTTTTTGTTTTCATCACATGTTTGATACAATGCGATTGGTTGCTTGCCTTTATGTATGACAATTAATAGTGTGTAATTTTTCGGAAGGCTTTTTGTATATTGTGGTTTGATACATGCTCGTGGCGTGCTTCTCATGAGTGCCATCGATGGCCAATTGTATTTAACCTTCCCGGATTTATCAAAAGCATTTATCATATTGGCGTGGTCACATCTAATCATCGGAACGAGATCTCTAACATCTTTAACATTTGCATTATACACGAGCTCTTTAGCTTCGAGATGCAATATCACATCATTATATGAATAAACAGCATCCCGATGTTCATCAATCCGGATTGACTCTGTTACAACACCTTTTATTTGCTCCGCTCCTCTTTTGGTTACTATCCTATATTGGTATCTGTTACCAAAATGTATGTCATGATCGATATATTCTGTGCATGTTTGGTTACAGGTGAATATATTTTCAATGACAGCGTGTTTTGAACCAAACAGTTCATTGCATGTGCGCTGAACAACTAATTCAACATTATTGATATATGTACATGGTGGCTCCCACGAGATTGATATCGTGTTGTTAGCTGTTGTTGATATCTGTTTCACGGGTTTGATGATACTGATTTGCGGGATGCTGTCCGTGTATAGTAGCTCTCCAAGATGTAATTCATACGCTGGTTGTAATTTTATTTCTGTGTTTTTAAACACCGCGGTGGCAAACCCGTCATGGTCTATCACGATACCGTCTCTTGGCAACACAAACACACTCTCCTTATCGCTGGTGTTGATCAATCCCTGCACATATCGTGTCATGTATTCAGACGGATTCACACTATGTCTTGTGTTGATAAAATTTGTTATAAATGTCTCGTAGTTGTTGATGTTTTCCAATGTGCTGTATTTTTTACCAGCTAGTTTCGTGATTATGGATGCACGTCTTGTGTCACGTTCTCTATTTTGTTTATCGTGTTGCGCTCTTGTCTCGAATTTTAATCTCTCTTGTAATGCATCAGAATCCATCATGTATACTTAATCATAGAAAAAAATTGTTCACATAGTTGATTTATGAAATATACATGATATAATATTAACATCATAAAAGTGTGAAAAAACGCTACAATGATCCCTGTCAGCATTTTCGGTACACGAGTGTGAGTGTTGGTCAACTCCAAGACAGGACATGACTCGGCAGAGAGAACTGCTGGAACAGACAAAGCTAAATTAAACACGATCGTGGGACGCGATTTAAAAACGGCGACGTAAAACTCGCATCGCACCGAACTGTGGTTTATCCAGTATGTTTTGGCGGTTGTTTCAACCGAAGTTTATAGGTCAGGATTCTTCATAAAGCCAAAATCTCTTCTTGAGTGTCGTCCCGTCATCTTGGTATACCTGGAGAGTTATGCATTTGACACAATACGCCTGTCTCGTAACAGGTGTATTATGTCTTGAGGGTTCCCTGGAGAATATATGCGGAAAAAAAGAGTGTTAAGCGAAGCGGAGTGTAAGTGTGTTGTTCAGCACTTTGTGTGTACAATCAACGCACACATCACTTATCAGGTCATGCCCTGTTTCATTTTCTGGAGCCGCTAGTAGATTGTTGTTGTAGTGAAACATTATGTTGTCATCATCATACTCAACACCAAATGGATACAACACGTCGTAAGTTTTGTTTGTTTGAGGTGTTTTTATTATCAACGTGAGATAATAATCCTTGACTGTGTATAATATGAAGCACCCTCGCCTCACGGTCTTGCTACCTATGGTGATTTCCATGTCACGCTGCAGACACGCATCTAGGCATTTTTCTATTTCTTCAAAACACGTCACGATATCATAAATCCGGTTTTTTGTTTGGGTGACATGGGGTACAACACATCATTATAATACTTCCAGAAGTCATCAGCATTTTCAATCATTTGTAACACCTCACAATCATCAGTGCTGATGCATCTATAATCTTGCACCAGAATGTCCCAGGTGATCACGATGTTCTTGGTCACAGGATTGAATTGTGGACCAGGTCTGATTGACTCGTGATAATTCAACAATTTACGACCAGGTTCACTTGCTAGTATGCCACGATTGTTGGTGCATAACATGCGCCGTGTTGGAGGCAGTCCAGGCTTTGGTCGTCTTCTTACAAATTTGATCTCCAACACATTTTTCTCGAGCAACGCTCTAAGTGTTGGTAGTGCAACTTTCATCTTTTGGTCGGCATTTGCCGAACAAGCGTTCTTCGTTTAAAAATATACCGTGCTCCAATTGTCCGTGACCGTCAATTGTGATGCCGGATATCGGAATGCCTTTGTCGTGAGGAAAGATGATATGATCCCCAGGAGTTACGTTTTTACAACCTGTACCGGCGAGTATCACACGACCAACACGCCAGGCACGTTGGATGGTGTTAGATGGTACGATCACACCATCTCTGATGATGTCTCCATCTGGTGTCTCGTCTACATATTCTGCGAGTAATAAATCATCAAACAAACCACACAAATCATAATCAGACAAACCAAAATCGTTGTCTGAGTGTGTGGTTAGATCGATCAGGCTTTTAGTTGGTGTTAGTTGGTCGATGTTGGCGCTCATATTCTAATAAACATTTAATCTCACGTTTTGATAATTCAAGACCGTGAGCGAGCACATCGACATTTTGATCTGATTGATCATCAACATCAACATTTTTTTTGTTTTTTCTTATGTAAAAAATTCGCTTGTTCTTCACTCTTGGCAAGAAGCATGATAGGAATCGAAAATATTTTCCATGATCATCACCAAACACATTGTACAGCCAGTTACCTGTGTTGTTGATCAGCACAGCCATATCTGGTGAATACATGCTGATCCATCTGTTCAAGATGTACGGGTGTACTGAATCTTCACCGATGTTAGTGGTAACATCACGCTTGCTGTGTAGTATTCGATTCAGCAAATCAAACAACATCACTTGCTGATAATTTTTGTGGTGGCTATAAAGATGTCGTCATTCAATCCGTAAAACATGTCAATCACCTCGCGCATGAATGCTTCAACATGTGTTTCATCCATGTTGGTGCTGTATGCATGAGCAGGTGCACGCCTACCAGCCTTGATGTTGATGCCTGTATGACCCAGAGCAGCTCCACCTTTCACGTGAGTGATGCTCACGCTGCACTTGCCTTTGGGTTGCACGATACCATGTTGTTCATGTTCTTTATGAACGATGATATCATCACCATCCATCTCGATCGGAGCTTGTATGTACTTGTGTAATATATTGGCTAGCTGTGTGTTGAACAATCGCTGGTAAGCGATGGCTCCAAAACTATCTAAATTTGGAATCTCCCATAGAAAATTTATAGCATCATCACTGTAAATAAATTCATTCTTCAACACATCTTCATGATCAATCATGCCGTCAGCTTCCACGAGCATGGGTGATCTGAACGCTATGATGTTACCGATGGGTAGTGTTTTGTTTCTAAAATAACTGTATGCGAAACGATTGTGTAGAATTGCACCGTCGTATGTTTTTATATCATCAACTATCATATGTTTATTATATGATATTAGCCTGGAAATATCTACGGTAAAATCATGATTAAATAACAATCACTTCCCATGAAGTATCAACATAGTTGATATTTGCCATTATTCACATTTAATATAATATATATTATATAGGAGTATATGAGTAACATAGAACTAACCGCAGCAATTCCTGTATACAACGCTTCAAATATATTTTGGTTATGTTTAGAAGGTCTATGCAGACAGCAAACTTCTCATTCGTGGGAAATAATTGTATGTGAGGACCCGTCGGTAAATTTTTCCGGTCCTGAATATATTAAGGAGTATAAAGATCGGTTAACCGCAGCCGGTTGCGTCGATATCACATATTTGAAGCTCAAAAAATGGATACCACTTGGTAGCAAATGGGTGCATATCGCCAACCATGCAAGAGGTGAACGATTCATGTTGACAGCATCAGATGATTATTCTCCACCGGATCGCGTTGAACAAACTTGCAAACATTTAACAGATGACTTTTCGTGGTTCGATTACAGGCAGGGGTTGTTTTACGATCTCTTCACTGGTAACTCAGCGAAATACACATCTCTCTGGCCTCACACGGGTTGTTGGATGGCCACAAAAACAGATCTGGTGAAGAAGCTCAAAATACCAGGTCCGTCTAGATATGTAGATGGTTGGATGCAACAACAATTTCTATTAAAACCGAAACAGAAGAAAACATTAGATATTGAAACAAATGGTTTTCACACTGACGGATTGAACAGCATATCTGTAGATAGGCGCGGTTATTATTGTGACAAAAAGTCTGCAAAATGGAGATGGGAAATGCCCGGTCGCGCAACCATGGAACAAACACGTCAAAATTTCAAAGAAATTATTCCAACCGACGTGTGGAATAAATTACAAGAATATAAAACTACATGATTGAGGCGTATATAGATAGATCATCATATAATATGAATGACTGCATAAAATTGTATGTGAATATTGATAATACACAAAAAGTCAATATAACAATACTGACTATTGATGGTGAAAAAATTAACACATATGGTGCAAAAGCAGAACCACAACACGTACCAGATCAATCTTTTGCTGAGGGTTGTGATTGGTTAGAGACACAGATAATACCTCTGACAGATGAAAAATTATCACAACACAAAAACAACATTTTTTTTATAGAGGTAAAAAAGACAGATGGTGAAAATTACTACGTACCATTTATACTAAACAACACATCAAAAGATATAGCGGTAATTGCGAACACAAATACATGGACTGCGTATAACGATTATGGTGGGTCAAGCTTTTATACAACAATACCACCAGCGAGTAAATATACAATAAAAAACGCGTACAACAAGGTCGGTACTGTGCGGTGTAGTTTTCATAAACCATGCAAAAGAATAAGTAATGGTATACGTTCTTTTCTACAGAAAAAAATAATAGGTAGAGAGCATTTATTATACGGAGAGACATTTTTATGGGCATACTTGAATAAGTTTAACTATGAGTTTGATCTAATCACTGATAGTGATGTAGAAAATTATTCAAATTTGAAGAATCGAAAAATAATTATGCTGAACTGCCATCCAGAATACTGGACACATAAAATGACATACATGCTTGATAGAGCGATGAGAGATGGTGTGAATTTAATTTATACAGGTGGTAACGCTATATGGAGAAAGGTTTTATTCAACAACAATGCAATAGAAAAACTAGGATATCCGTTTTGTGGTAATAAACTAAACACTTACTCGAACAACCTCACTATTGATGAATTCGCAAAAGACAACAAACTAACTTGTCAGCCGTATAATCTATTAGGTATGTTTTATGACAATCGTGGTGATAATTCCTATAATGATATTAAATGTAAAAATGGCGATCACTGGTTAATGAAAAAAGCCGGTATATCAACAGGAGAAATTATAGGCGTGACAAGTCAAGGGTGTAAGCCATCCGGTCATGAGTGTGATAAAGTAGCTCATCAATATAACAAACATGGTAAGACAGGTGGTGATGGTATAGCCAGGCCTGTTTTAGCAAAAGGATTGAATAAAAACCAGGATGGCGGAGAGATTACACTCTTTAACAAATATAAATCTAAAGTGTTTTCATGTGGATCCATACCATTTACAAGATGTTTGATGGATACCAAAGTCTCAAAGATGATGAAAATTATAATCGATGATTTTTTAAAAAATGTGTGAACTGGATGAAAAATTTTACTATGAGCTCTACAGGGATGTTAAGAATGAAGCTCATAGTACACAACACTGGAACGATATAGGTAAATACGAGCGACGTATACCGAACAGAAAAATATTTGACAGTTTTGATAATCACAGAGTGTACATACGTGATGTTAAAGTTGATTGGTATCCTGCGAATAAACATAAATGGTCCAAACAACACAACATCTACTGGTACAAGCGTTCTAATATTGATGAAACTAAGTTTGAAAACATGACAATATCATCAGTGATAGATCTAGCGTTTTATAAGGATTATGATGATTATCATGACTGTGTTGCAAAATTCACAAAGAGAAAGCATAACCCACTCAAAGCCGCAGAAGTTGCTACAAAGAGAGGTTATTTTTGCTCGCGATTTGAGAAGCAAAATTGGGTTAATGATATATATAAAATCAACACATCAAAGAGTGTAAGATGTGGTCAACCGATGAGATCAAACTACCTGCGTAATATAAAGAATCCTAATATCACGCGGATGAAACGTCTTGCTACCATTACAAACAAAAAGGAATATTCAATATTTTTTGGTGTATATATAAATGAACCAGGATATACACAAGGTAAAGTTATCACGGATAAAAGATTGGTAGGTTATATAAATTTGAGCAGACTAGGGTCTGTTGCGACATATAATCTCATAATAGGTCATGGTGATTATTTGAAAGACAATGTAATGCATTTACTACATTTTTATGTAATGAAAGAGTGGGTCATGAATAATGATAATCAATACAATCAAGGATTGAGATATATTATATATGCAGGTCATTATCAAGGAGAAGATGATAAGCTCAGAAGATGGAAAGAAAAAAAACTTTTCGAACCTTATATGTTACATAGTTGATAACTTTGAGTTGTCAAACATCTCGATATAATTTTCTGGTATAAAGTGTAGTTTGTTTTTTGGATTAGCAGGTTTGATCTTTTGCTTATCAATGTTAGCAACAAAGCAGTTACTAACTTGCTGCTTCACATCAAACATAATGTTCTCATAAACATTCCTTTCAAAACCCGGCCTCCATAAATGTGTGTATATGTTAACAAATAGTACAGGGCATTCTTTATTGTATCTTCTATAATGCTCTATCAACTGTACATAATTATGTACAGAAGTATCGTAATCTAAATAACCACATGCTATGAAATTTTCATGAAACCAATTTTTGTCTTTTATGTATGTTAACTCATCATCACCATTTGAAATCCATAACTTTCTATGTGTTGTTTTGCACTTCCACGCTGTGAAGAACATATCACCCCAGTTATCAATAACAATTAATTCCGGATTTTTACATGTCAATGATTTGCGCTTGATCTGATTGTTCATGTAATTTGAGATTGATCGACTAGTTAATTTACCAAAATCAATAATGTTTTTTAACTCCGGTAATGTGAATGAACCAACTGTAAGGTGATCTAGTAAAAAGTCAGATCTTGAACGTTCATCAATATATGT